TCCAGTTGGGCCTATCTCCCGAGAACCTGTAAATCACCCTCCAACAAGTTGGAGTCCTGACGGCTACGTTCCCAGAAAATAGCTCCTCCTAAGTGGTCGTCGACAAAGACGATTTTCTTCCACTTCGGTAATTGACAGAACCTTTCCGATAAGCCGTGTCCATCGTAATCCTACAATTCCGTAGGAGGAGTTAGTTGAAAGGAATGTTACAATGAAACAGCTCAATCTATTTAATAAAAGCCAACCAAGTGATCTAGAGATTTTAGATAATATGGTGTCATATCAAGAGCCAGATGGTGTCAGTTCAGATATTGATTGGGAAATCAAATGGTGTCTTGAGGCTGGTGAAGATCAAAGGGCTCATGAATTACTAACAATCAAGTATGACATGGGCAACTAAGAAAGCCAATATTATAGGGGGTATAATTATATATCCCCTTAACTACCATGAAAGGAACATTACAATGGTACAATATATAAATATATCAAAAGAGAAATCAGATCAGATGCGTAAGAGATTGAATATGCCACATCTGACACAAGCTAACATTGCACTTGCAGAATGGCAGTATGAGAATCGTACACCAGATCAGAACAAGGCAAAGCAAGAGCTTGATGCAATGACAGCAGAGCAACTTGACAATGTTGCCAAGGCATTCAAACCCAAGTCATCATACGACGTAGAATGGGAGCAAGAGTTTGTCAAACGTGCATTGGCACTTGCTGAGATGTTTGAAGATGGTGATGAGGTTATTGTCAAAGCCAAGCTACAAGATCAGCTACCTCGTATGTTTGAGAAGATGAGAGATTCAGTTCTTGAACAAGCAGAGAAGATGCAACGTCAACGTCAGGTCTTGGTTCGTCAAGATGTTGGCATTGAGATCACAGGCAACAAGCTAGAAGATCATGATGCCAAGCTAGATCAAATGCGTAAGCAGTATGCATCTATCAATCATGCATTCAAGACATTGCTGAACAACTTCAGACCTATCATTCAAGGTCAGACTGGTATCAGCTTCGGCAAATACACTCAGCTTCATGAGTTTGCCAAGGTCAAGCGTATGCAGAAACGTAATGAGAAGATGACACTTGATACTCTTGTCAACAGTCGTGATGTATATGATGACTTACAATCTGACCGATCTAAGGTCTATCCTATTTCATCTAAGCATGATGAGCTTATGCTGGATATCAGCAATCAAGATGGCATATTGGAGATGCCAGAAGATCTTGAGTAACTAATCCCCTGGGTGTGAGGTTAATCCTGTAATTGGTAGATACCTCCCTTACACCCAACTATTAATTGGAGCATATTATGAAACTATTTTTTATAAACTTATCAATCTTGGCTTTCTTTCCTATAGCCTTCTTTTTACTTTTATTCGTTACAGTCTTGTCTGGAGTCGGTGGTGTTATGCATATAATACAGTATGATCTTATTCCACTCTTCAAGAGAATATATAAAAAGCCTAGTAAAGATTATTTAGAGGGATCGACCCTCTAAAATCTTTCAAAGACGTTCCCTCTTTGATCTCCCTAAGTCAGAGCATAGAGGGAACAACAAAGCTAATACCAACCATTTTTCACTCTTTATCGCCTCAGAAAGCCAAAGTGAATTTAAATAAAAAAGGAGGTTCAAATGTTATTCTATTTGATAGCTGGTGTCGCATCAGCTGTAGCTATACTCTTTATGTTAGCCAAACTCGATATGAAAAAGGTTCTATGTTTTGATATTGCAGTAGACATTGGAGCCTCAATCGCCTTGATAGTTATGTTTGCTGGTACTTTTGCTGGTATGATGGCAGCTATTCTTGGTGGTGCAATTATCTCAATAGTTCTTTTTATACTCAAGAAGACAATAGGGTATGAAAAGCCAATAAGAAAAGGATTCAAGGTTAGATGGGTTAATGTTCCCCCCAAATAATCTTGATAATGATGTACAGTCTGGTCGACAAGATGGTATGTACAACTTAGAGGTGATGCCCCTAATCCTCTTACTAGTCAAGTCCTTTAGCCTTTGGTCTAAAAAGCCAAGGGCTATTGGCATTAGAATCTAAACAGGTTCTGATTTAACAATCATCTTAACGTAAAGGAGAAACAGATGAACATTGCTCAAATCATGGTATCAGGTAACATTGGACAACTACCTGAAATAAAAGAAGTCAATGGCACTAAGGTTGCTAACTTCTCTATTGCAGTCAACGAAGGCTACACAAACAATGCTGGTGAGAAAGTAGAAAATACTCATTGGTACAGATGTGAGGCTTGGGACGGCAAGAACGGAAAAGGTCTTGTGTCCAACGTCATAGAAAAGTATGTACAAGCTGGTACTACAGTATTTGTACAGGGTTTTCCAATCGTTGAGTCCTATGAGAAAGATGGTCAGAAAATGACTGCTTTCAAAATCAAACTAGCTGGTGTGTCTTCTACTTTCAGGCTCATCAACTCAAAAGCAGTTGACTCAACATCTGCCAAGGGTAATAATAAATCCCCCAAGGTAGACGAAACAGTTGACGATGAGATTCCGTTCTAAGTCCTACACGGATCAATAGACGGATTGGGAGAGCTTTGTACATATAAACCCTTAGGCTCTCCCTATTTTACTGGAGAAAAAAATGATATCGCCACAACATTACGAACAATTTAAAATAGAACCAGTAGAGTTTATAACACAGAATAATTTATCATACTTACAAGGCAATATAATTAAATACATTCTTAGGTATAAACAGAAGAATGGAATTGAAGATTTAGAAAAAGCCAAAACTTATTTACAATATCTTATTAACTATGAAAAGGAGGGCTTATGTCTAAAGACTGGCAAGAACAGCTACAAGAAGAACAAAGCTACGAAGAGTTAGAAACTAAACTAACACAGAGAACAGCTGCTCTTGTTGATGCAAACAATCATATAGGCCATTTACAATGGAAACTATATGAAAGAGATACATTACTTATTGAAACTAATCAGAAACTCAGGGAGTTACGAAATGCAATTACTAACACAGTCATTGAAAAAACAGTTAATCGCAAATTACCATGCAAACGTCAAGGCACAAAACGCAGACAAAGGAGAGATTGATTTTGCACCGATAGTCAAGCTGTTCAGTCCAGTAGGGTCTGCAACTTGGCTCATAACTGAAATGGACGAAGAAGGTATGATGTTTGGTCTTTGTGATATGGGTCATGGTTACCCAGAACTAGGATATGTACATCATGATGAGTTACAAAATGTCAAATTACTTGGTGGTGCTTTGGGTATTGAAAGAGATATACATTGGAAAGCCAAATCAACAATAAATGAATATGCAAAACAAGCTAATCTAAATGGAAGGATCGTAGCCTAATGTGGGAAAAAATCAAAACAATCAAACCAATATCAAGAAAAGCAAACTGGCTTGGTTGGTTTTGCACAGTACATATTTGTTCAACAATATTTGTACTTATTGCTTTATTGGCAATCGGTGTTAACCCAACACTTGTTGTGTCAGTTGTTGCAGCTCCCTTGTGGCTAGCTGTTGCATTCACATCTAAATACATCACAGACAAAATCATGGAGGATAAATAATGATGCATTTTAAACTAAAAATTGATGAGCAAACCTATATAGTAAAAGGTAATGCACGTAAGATTCTTGACTTTATTGGTGCATTTTATGACAATGAAATCAAGATAGAAAAGGTAGCTGAGAAGTATGTGTATCTAAGTGATTCAGATGCTAGTAAGTTATCTCAAAAAGCAATTAAGTCTATTAAAGACTTTTGTAAAGACAATAAGATCAATGACTTTCAAAGTTATCAAGAGCTAGAACCAGCTAAAATTGGTATGAGCAGTACAGATATCAAACATATCAAGCCTGTTCAAAGGGATCTACAGAGTCTTATACACGGATTGCTTAATCAGTCTAAGCCAACTAAGGCTATATAATTTGTAGGGGGGCTGAAGGAACTGTTACGAAAAAACCTCCCCCCTACGCTAACACTACACAAAAGGAGTGTAATATGCAAATAGCATTAAATCAACTAAAACCAAATCCACAGAACGTAAGAACAGTCAAGGCAAACAATCTTGATACTCTTATCGCCTCAATAAAGTCCAGGGATCTACTACACAATTTGGTAGTAAAGAAAAATGGTGTCGGTTATATCGTTATTGATGGTAATAGACGTTATGAAGCCTTGATGAAAATACATGGTAAAAACTCTACTGAGATGATTCCATGCAAAGTTATTGATGACAACGAAACAGAAGTTGGTGTCATGGCAAATATGTTACGTGAGGGTATGCACCCACTAGATGAATCAGAAGCAATCAGTAAAGTAATGGCTGATGGTGAGATGACATACGATGCTTTGGCAGTTAACTGGGGTCAGACAAGTAAATGGGTCAAACAACGTGTTGCTTTTGCTGATTTATCTGACAAGGTTAAAGCTGCATTTCGTAACAATGAGTTTGGTATTGGCATTGCTCAGTTATTTACCAATGTAAATCAAGATACTATGGATAGATTGTATGATGATTGTAATGGTCATTTTGACTATGATGATCTACAGAGAATGATTGGTCAGGTAAGAATACTTAGATCAGAAGTAATCATTCCTGAGAAACACAAGCTATT